TCCCCCCCGTTCTGGTAAACGGTTTCCCCGTCAAAGTCGGGTGGGAACTTTATGATCCTTCTTGTTTGGGTCTTCCTGTTTTCTATCAGAGCGGTGACCATAGGCGGCGAAAAAAGCATTGGATGTTGTTTCATTTTTTCAAAATTTTGATTATTTCGCTAAGCAGGTCAGCGATTTTGTGTAGCTTAACCATTAAGCCAGCGAACATAGCGCGGCGGGTATGCCTCAGTTATTCCGAATGATTTGCGTACCAAATCGCCCCCCTATAAATAGCCCAAAAGCTAAGAGGAAATCCAATCAGAATGTCAAACCATCTTGTTAGTACCGAGTGCGCTACCCAGTTTATGCCATAAAAACAGGCAAAAACATAAACAGTAAAAAGTATTTGCGTTTTTTGTATTTTCATTATTTAATTTATGCCCCAACTCAAATACACCCGGCAGGTTGCCGCAACTTCTGGATTTGAGTAGTCGTAAGTTTGAACGCTGCCATACACCTTAGTCAGCATTTTAAAGTTCACCTTTTTGCCTTTAGGGATGGTGATTGTGACGTAGTTTTGGTGTTCCATGTTTTTAGTTGGTTGTTGCCTATGATGCGTAATCATATTTGTTTGCGTTGCGGGAAACGTCTTAGCCATACCCGCAATTCTTATAGTGCAATGCGTCATATCCTGAGCAGCAAGGGTTTATCATCCCATTAATATCTCCACAAGTATGGCAAGGCTCATCTTCATCAAACTGCTCATCATCTTCAATAGGGTTGGTTAAAATGCGCTTGCGCTGGACGCATCCGTTTTCATCGCAGTAGTTTTCCCCGCAAGCGACTTCGCATTCTTGGCTTTCAATGCGCTCGCAGAAAAGTCGTAGGCAGTTGTACGCTGATTGTTCATGCTCCAGCATTTTGCCTTGACTGGTACTAAGCAGGTCGCTCATTGCCTGCTTTGCCGTTTCGATTAGTTCCCGATTCGTCATTTTGTTTAATTTGAAAGTGTGAAAAGTGCGTTGGCTGGTACGATTTGTTGGTAAAATTAGATTGGAGAAACGCAGTCTATTGCGTGGGGTATATTGCTGCCGTCGAATCGGCAACACAATGTGCCGCCAAAAACCGTAAATCCAGAAATAACCTTTTCTTCCCCGTTCACAATGGCAGCGCGTTCCAGTGAGGACGGGTATTTATTTACCCTATCGCCAACCGAATATGGCAAAAGTATCTCGCCATTTTCCCCTTCCACTTCGTGCGGGTATTGCAGCAAAATGTCTGTTGTAAGTTCGGTCGAGCCTATCATATAGGCTTTGTTCTTTAATTCAAACTTTATCATTTTGTTTAATTTGAAATTGTTAAAATAAACCTACCAACCTACAATGGCAACCACGTCCTCCACAAATTCGGGCTGGTAGCGGCGGATCCTTTCGTATAGCTCGATTTTATTATCCGGGCTTACCTCAAACTCTACGGCGTTCTGTGCTGTAATTGAAAGCATTATGTGTAAGCCCGCTCTTTCAAGTGGGGCAAATTGGCGTTTAAGGGGTGTTTTAGGGTATTGCTTTTGCTTCATACTCGAATCCAAGTTTCAGGCTTTGCGCACTTTTTTCTTTTAAACATTACTCCAATAATCGGGCATAATCCAACTGCCGGCCCAGCAACGGCACGAACCCTGTCTAGTACCGCTACACTCAAATAAACCGACTTTATCCCGTGCTCTAAGCATAGAATTGCATAATCGGATATTTCGGCAAACGAAGATTGAGTGTGCAGCTCGTTCATTGCCTTTTTGATTGCCCGGCAAAAACGACGGATGTACACATTTCACGCATGCGGTCAAACACCATCGGGGGAAAATGGTCGGCGGCTTCCTGCGTAGTCATGTTAGATATAAAGTGGGTAATTTGCCCGTATCTTTTCATTCGCTCATATCTTTCTTCGACTATCGCCTCGTTTATGTTTAGCGAATCGCCAAACCTCATAACGCCTCCAATGTGCCGCCCAAATTCGTCAAAGCAGCGGTTAAACTGCGTGTAAGGCGTGATTGGGTCAAAGTCTTTATCTGTCTTAGCCCTTGTGTATATTTGGCTCATTCTGGATACCTCAAACTCCTTTGAAAGTTTGTTGTCAGAACAAAATCGGGCTGCCATGTTCATAATCTCGCTCTTTCCCGTTCCTGTCGTACCCATTACGAACAGCCCCTTTTGAAGAGGGTACGCGCTTTCAGGGTCGTTAATGAAATATTTTATAATATTCCTTATCCTATCCAAAGCCTCGTTTGATAACTGCCATTCAAATTCTCGGCATTCGATTTGGCTCAACTCTAGTGCGCGAACCTGCATCACACTCCAAAATGATATTCTAGCTGCCTCATATTCCATTTCCTGGATTATTTGTCGAGCCGGTATTTGTGCTGGGATTGGGTTGGCCATGGCTACACGCTGAAGGTGTTCGCGGCCCTTATCCGTTATTGGGATAGTGGGGCTTTGCTCAAAGCGTGTTTCGTATGGGTTGCCGCCCTGCTTTTCGCGCAATTGCTCAAGCGTCAGGCCATTGGCTAACTCTAGGGCTATTTTGTCTATATCTACTTCTTTTGACATTAGAATAGTGGTTTTTGATTGAACTTTTCAGCGTCACCGCCAAAAGACGTGGTTTGTCCTCGAGATGTTTGGGCGTATCTGGATTGGTTGGTTTGGACACCTGGCGCGGATTGTTGCCCCTGCAAAATCTTTGGAGCATTCGCCGCTTGTAGGTATCTATCGAAATTTGAAGCCCTGAATAGGGTCACCGGATTAATGTGTTCCCTCATCTTTTCATCACATCCCCATTCTGAATTTTTGTAATCAATAACCGCCCGCATATTTTCGGCGGTGTATCCTTCCTTTAGGCGGGCTAAAATCCCTTTCCCGTATTCGCCTGTTTCCGGTTTAAAGTTTCGCCCGGTCTTTTGATTCATGTAACCGACAATTTCTGCAACGAACGGATCTACTTGTTTTGGCTGCCTTGATCTTGTTGGGGGGGGCGGCGCAACTAGGGGGGCTTTTTCTTTTTTATCTTCTTTTAGGGATTTGTTTTCAGAATCAGGAAGAGCATTTTCGCACTCCTTATAATCTTCCTTATTTTCTTTATTATTTAACTCCTTATGTGGAGGAACTTTGTTCTCCCCTAAAGAGGAACTTTGTTCTCCCCTAAGAGGAACTTTGTTCTCCCCTAAAGAGGAACTTTGTTCTCCCCTGCGAACCTCCTTTGCCATAACTACCACATCAAACCATCGCTGCGTCGATCTGTGGAAAAAAGTATTTTCAGACATTCTTTCGACTAGCCCCGCGCTCTCCATTCTGTCCAACATTTTCATTATTCCCCTTGAGGATATTCCTATAAAATCGGCCATTTGCCCCTTGGTTCTGTCGCAGTATCCTGGCTTCCTGTTTCCAGGCCACGCGCTCCATGTCTGAATGTAATTACATAGAGCATACTCATCCCTACTTATGTCAAAATGCGCCCTTGCACTTTCTTCAATAGTTGTAAACTTAAGGTCAGCCATAATGCACAAAAAACAAAACCCTCTAAAGCGGTGGGGCGGTTGGTAGACCAAATCGGGGCAAACTTCCCGAAACCCGCACCTCTTTAGAGGGCTTGTTAAAAACTGTTTGCTACAAATTTAACCGATTTACCAGATCAGCGAGCCTCTTTAGGCATTGCAAAGATAATGATTATTTGCTAATAAAAACGCTATTCACCAAAAATTTCAATCGGATCATCGTCAGAATTTTTATCCAAAGCCCTTTCAATTATTCCCATTTTCCTAACCAGTGTCTCGGCCATTTTCGCATCTAAAGACCCATCAAAAACAAGTTGCTGGATAAGCGCACTACCTGTTTGTCCTATACGGTGGATGCGGTCTTCAGCTTGCAGCATATTGGCTGGCGTCCAGTCAAGTTCTGCAAAAACCATTTTTTGCGCTGCTGTCAATGTTATTCCAACCCCGGCGGCTTGAATAGATCCGATAAAAACTTTGCAGGTTGGGTCAATTTGGAAACGCTCTACGTTTGAAGACTTCTCAACCTCAGTCATTCCGCCGTACAATTTTACCGCAGAAAGCCCAAACTCATTCTGAATAGCATCTACAACGTCGCGGTGGTGCGCCATTACTACAACCTTTTCCCCTTCCTCAAGTATATTGTTTACATATTCAACAACGAAAGGAATCTTTGCAATAGCAAGTTCTTTTCTTATCGCAGCCATTTCAGTAAACGCCACATTGTTTGCCTTGCGAAGCATCGAAACAGCGTCTTTGTAAGCACCCTCGTCTTTCTGCGCTTTTGCTGTTCTTACCGCCTTTTGAAGGTCTTTTATTTCCGTTTCAAAAAGTTTTGACTGCGCGGATTCCTTGCCTATCAGCGACTTTACTGAATCGGACGGGAGTACAACTACCTGTCTAGTTTTGGGCGGCAACTCCTTCAAAACATCGGCTTTTAATCGGCGAACCATACCACTAGACCTCAAAAGTCCTTGCAGCTCTTCCATGTTCGTTGCGCCTGAAAAGTCCCATCCCCACCCCGTGTTTTCAGCCCCACAGTAACGCTTTCCAAAGTGCCACATATTATTAAAAATAGTAGGCCACAAATACGAAACAAGTGGAAAAATCTCGATTGGCCTGTTTGTTATCGGCGTTCCGGTCATAAGTATTTTTTTGTCGGCCTTTATCCCGGGGATTTTTTTGCCACTTCCTAAAATTGCAATTGTACGCTTTGCCTTCGGGTTTTTCATGTAGTGCGCTTCGTCGGCAACAATTAAACCCCAAGTTATGGATCTTATTTCTTTCTCAAATTTTGCGGCTATATCGTAATTCATTACAACAATTTCCACGTTTACCGGGAATGTATCGGCTGAATTAAGTATGTGTATCCTGTAAGGATCAACAAGCCACCGCTCCATTTCTTTTTTCCAGTTTATTTTTAGGGTTGCTGGGCATATTACTAAAACGGTTGCTGGCTTGGTAGCATTTATTACGCCAATCGCTTGAATAGTTTTGCCAAGCCCCATTTCGTCAGCCAAGAATGTAGATTCTCTACCCATGGCAAAAGAAATACCCGCCTGCTGATATGGGAAATACTCCTTTCCTTTCGGGCATGGAATTTCTACGCCTTCCTGAATTTGGGCGGACTTTGAAAGTTCTATTTTTTCGTGAACCGAGTTCAGAAACTCCTTCGCCTCGTCATTTGCAAACTCCAAAAACGACTGCGCAATTGATGGAACGGCGGTAAACCATCGCTTTTTTGTAGCGTCCCACCTAAATCCCGCATCCTTTAGCGGGTCTTTTTCCGAAAAAGAAGCAATTGCCTCAAATCGGCTGTTTTCATAAACTATTTGCATAATTTTTGGCACAAAAAAGCCCCTGACTAATTTTGTTCGGGCCTCCCTTGGCGGGGAAACATTACCTATTCATTCCTGAAAGGCACAGGTCGGAAACACAGTCCGGCCCGAACAAAACCGCAGAGGCGATTTTAGATTTTATCCAATATTTTGCGTTTCTGTGCAAACGCTTTCCCCGGTTTCCACGCCGTTCGGCAACCCTTCGGGTTGCAAAGCAAAGATAATGCTTTTTTGATATTACCCAACCTCTTTTTTCGAAAGATGTTCAGGATTAATCCCGAAATAATCACATATTGGAACAAGGTCTATTCCGGTAATGCCCCCGCTTAAAAGTACGCATTCTAAGCCGCCTTCGCCAAGAGCGTTTTCTACCATATCTGCAAACTCTTTCAGGTCATGCGGGGAAATCCATGCGATCAGCATTTCTTGGCGCCAAGCGATTTCTGTTTTTGTTTCAAATATCCACTTGTACAATGAAAGTGCTGTCATGGTTGAATTTTGTTAAGTTAAAACTTGCACTTCCCTGTTGTCCACCATATCAATCCCCGAAATTGGAACGATAAGGTTTAGGAAGCTGTCGCAGTCCGGCGCGTAAATCAGGATTCTAATTCCAAAAACGTCCGGCGACATTTCGACTATTTTAACGTCGAGCAGGTCGCGTTTGTATCTGTTTTTGAGTAGGTTATCAAAGCCGCTTTCTAGCAGCCAGTCATGAATTTGTTGTGGTGTCATTGTTGAAAGTTTTGTTTGCAGTTTAAAAAGCCAGGCGGCTAAACGTTTTTAGCCACCCGGCTACGCTTCGTCTTCTATCATGTATTTTCAACACGCCAACCTGACTATAATAACCCAAAGCAATAGGGTTATGCAAAGGATTGACGTTAGCGCGGTTTTTTCTTTTCTTGGGGTCATGGCTCTGTTTATTTTTTACACGCCGCCCGCCCGTACGGCTTTTTGGGCGGCGTGTTGGTGGTGTGGTTATTTACAATGCGAGCGATTCTTCAAATATTTGCTTAAACTCATCGGAAGCA